ATTTAAGATAGCTTCTTCTGACATGCCAGTTTCTTCTCTCAATAGAAACAAAGCTGCAGCGTATGAAGCAATTTTTGATTTGCCCATTGGGACTTTTTCTAAGATTCGTTTAATATTAAATACTAATCTATGGAATGTAGTATAAGAATCTTTCGCAGCCGATGATTTTAAATCTTTAGATTTAATTAGATTCTTTCCATTCTCATCAATAATACCGTGCTCAAAAGCTTCCATATCTTTCCATGGAGTCACTAATGTTTTTAGAAACCTAAACGTATAATATAAATCTGCTGCTCTTGATAATCCCACTTAAATTTTCCTTAATACGTTAATGATATCTGAATCTAATGCTATTCCAACATAATGATCTTCTGGTAAATAATGTAAATATACCAGAAATGTTTTTACTATACTCTTTAAGTGACCATCAGTATTAAGCATGATCATGTCTGCGGCTACCGGTGGACCTAATACATTACCAAGTACTACCATATGATTTAATATCAATCTTTCTTTTAAATCATCATCTCTATAAAAACGATTAATCAATCGATTAATATATTTGAACCTACACATATCAGAATTAAATTCTTCGGTTGTAGCCCATTTATTTTTCTGATAATGCTTAGATGCAAACAGATCAAAGTTTTCTTTGCTCAATTCTAACATAATATAAAATCCTTATTAAAGGTTTAGAAAGTTCTTTAACTGCTCCACTAAACTAGATTTCTTTTCTCTACGATCTAATTCAATACCTTTTGTTCTACCGAATTCTTCTAGTTCTTTCTTAGATGCCTTCTTCATATCAAATTCTAAATTCTTATTAGGTTTATCATTTAGCTCAACCCATCGTTGTCCTGTTTCCCAGAATTCCTCTTTAGTTGCTTTTCTTCTTGCCATCACTCACTCCTTGCATATGTCTGAAATCCAGACGTTTTTAAGTTCATCTCCAACCAACAATTCTACGTGGTTGGTACATAATTTATTTATAACTCCACTCTCACGAGTTTCTGCTATAATTACTTTATCACCTTCATTAAATAATTCACCAGAAATATACTTCTCTCTAATATATGATAATGGTTTCATCTTAACATCTTTTCTGAAGCAGTGCGACTCTTTAAGACCTAATCCTGCCCTAACAGCATTCATCAGTTCTTTCGCTCCTTTAAATCCTTTTGGCATACCTTTTGTGAAGGTAACTAGATCATTATCTTTAGCGGCTGCTCTTAATTTAGAAGCAGACATACCCGATACACCTTCATCGTCCGGGTCTCTCTCACCTGCACTTACGATCTTTATTCCACCTTCAAAATCATATAAACCATGTCTTGATTTTACGCCATTGTACTTATTAAGTACTTTATCAAATTCCTTAACTCTGTCTGAACCAACTACGACCACTGCGTGTTTAAATCCATCATTGTATGCAATTACTAATGCGTCGAAAAATGTACGCACCTTCTTATCTAATATAATATGACGTGCATGTTTAGGAAACATCTTACGCATAAATTTAATTTTATCTATATATGATAAAGGATCTTTCTTTGAATTTTGAGTTTGTGATACATATACTCGGTGTGTACCAATCGCTGACTTCATTGAAGCATTAAGTAGCTTCTCGTGCCCTGAGGTTGGTGGATTAAATCTACCAAAATTAAGGATTACTGTTTCACCAGCAGCCTCTTTAAGATAGTGCTCCTTAAACCGATTCAAATGCATTACTTGCCCTTATTAGCTCTAACTCTGTCTCTATTAGCTCTTTTAACTTTAGGCATAATTTTCTTAGCCAATTTAGCAATTGCAGATTTCTTCTTATCAAGTTTCTTTTCAAGACTTCTCTTACCCGACATACCCATATCTTTTTTGTCTTTACCTTTAACAAGTTTTTTGGCAATAATATCTCTAGCCTTTTTCATAGCCATCTTCTTAAGCTTTTCAGGATTAGCTGCTCGTTTTCTAGCTTTCTTTTGGCCAATCTTAATTTTAGCTTTATTCTTTTTCATAGACATCTTTCTAGCCATTCTTTGTTTTGCGTCTAATGCCTCATCGACTTCTAGTTCTTTGTTATCCTCTTGCATCTGATTCCCATCCTTTGATTATGTTCTTTGAAAAATTGTTATGACTAAACTCCATTCGATCTACAATCTTCACAGCGCCATTCGTTAAATGATCAATAGCAACGAAACCTTCAGCTCCTGTTACTTTAAAGCCATTTTTAGTCTTTACAAATGTATTTATACTATCTACCTTATTCAGGTGTACTATTAACTTACGCTTAGCATTCACTAATTCGTTCTGCATATCAAACATAAGTTTTAAATTCTTTTTATTAGATCCAGAGAAAAACTCTAATGCTGCAATCTTCTTAGCATTCTTACGAGCCTTTCCTTTATCAGTCTTTAGCTTATCTATCTCTTTATCATAACGTGCATGTATCCAATCTATGAGCTCTTGTACGTACTTACTTGTGTTACTTATTTCGACCTGAGCTCGCACTTTCGTGTTTCGAAAAGTATTAATGAAGAGGTTAATTTCTTTAGATGTTGACACGTCTTTGAGAACATCTGATTTAATTTTGTTAAAGATTTTACCTGCATTGGAGATGTGTTTAGTAATTTCATCTGTTTCCTTTTTAGTTAATGTAGCAACTCCTGACATATCCGGTAAGTCAGCACTCTTTTGCCATACGGTTTTAGTTTTCTTGAATTCACTTAACTTAACACCAAATGAGGCATTCATATTTTCAAATGAAGTTCCCGTATACTTAGTATGCCATACAACACCAATCTTAGCAGCTAATACTTCTTTAGCGTCTTTTACTGGTATAGCATATACAATTGTATTAGGATGGAATGTAATATACTTCACTCCATCAATGGTTTCTTTCTTTAGGTCTGACTTGGTGAACATAATATCGCCTTGATATACACCTTTCTTAATGCCTACCTTCTTTAACTCATCGAATGCCACCACAAGCTTAGCGCTAAGATCACCGGAAGTATCGGCAATAATATCAGCATGAGACTTATACACTTTAGGGTTTTTATTAAAGATTCCTTTTTTAGCAACGAAAAACTCCCCGTCTTCAGGATCAATACCAGCGAATACGGCTGGCGCACCATCCCACTTGACTGTTACTGCTTTAGTGTCATTAGAGTGCCCACCAAGCATATCTCTCAAATCACGAAGCGCGTTAATAGCAGCACGAGTACCGTCAACTCCACCATCAATAACCATATCTTCGATATGGGTCATATGTGTGTTTTTTGCTTCTTCTATATAATCTCTTAAATTCATTTTAATCTGTTCTGTAATAGTTCCATAGTACTTTATGCATACAATCTAATTGTTCTAACCCTTCTCGTATACCAAACTCTGCTGATACTCCAGCAGTAGCTAATTCATGTATTAAGTCTTGTCGATAAAATTCAATTGTATCGAATGTCAATCTAAGTTCCAGCATTGTTGGGTTAAATTCACTCTCCCAATCAGCCGGCCAAAGCTCGTAATATTTATATTCTCGCTCTTTTACCTTGAATTGGATTAGTTGGCCCATACTCTTAGTTGTATCTTGTTTTCCTATCTAGTACTTTTTGTAATTCTTTTTTAGATATATGAGAAAAGTCTGCAATTATCCTCAATACCTTATCATCTGAATAATCAGGATACCTTTTCTTCATCCTATGTATTGCTTTAATAGCACCCTTATACTTGTCTTTGTGCATTACTCGGTTAAGTGCATGTTTCCATTTCTTAGGCAGGAGGTCTTTCAACCTCATTTCCGTGCTTTCTTCTATGTATTGTATAAAGGATTTCATTAGCTATTTAGAGCTTAATGCCAGCAGCTTTAATTAATGTTTTAAAGTCCTTACGATTCATTCCACCTTTAACTAAGGTCTTATCATCCTTAACCCAATCGCCATCATCAAAGTAAAATGTAGCTTTACCGCCAGAAGCAATACCAACTAATTCACCAAAAGTAGCAGAGTTATTGCTAGTTGGCCCTGGAACATCTCTAGTTAACCTGGTACCTGGCGGTAAATTACTTTTAAGAGTATCTCTCATCATCATATTCATGGTGATAGAACCTTGATACGGTTTACTCCATTGTATAATTTTTAATACTTCAATGGCAGTTTCCTTACTCATTGCTTTTGCTTCTGTTATGTGTGTTTTTAATGATTTCATTATTTTCCTTTTGTCATTGCATCCAATATAAATTTGGCATCATCTAAATTGTCTAATGTATATTTAGATTTACCTTTAGCCTTTAGTTTTGCGATACATCTAATTGATGAACTTCTTTGGGTCGGGTAAGCTTTAGTACCACTACCACCAGATCTAGTTAATCTTATATAAATGTCGATGTCCGCTTTAAGTTGTGGGATAGGTAAATTCAATGGATTCTTCTTCATATAGAATAAGCCAATGCCGCCAATTTGAATATAATAACACTTCTTCTTGGCATACCAATCGTGAATAAATTTAGTATTATAGTTAACGATCGTGTTAATAGGTTTTAACATACCCTCTTTCTGTAATACACCCCATGCTTCTTTAGTAGTCTTAAACGGAACTTCATAATCACCATTAGAAGCATGTAACTCCTTAGGCTCTTCTTGTTTCATACGTTTAATAAACTTTCTAATATCTTTTTCTTTAGATTTGACAGCCTTAATGATCATCTCTTGAACATCCATTTCTAATGCAGCACCTGCCTTTGAGAATGAATATTCATCTTTACCTTTATTAATCTTTACTGAAGGACCACCCATTTGAGCGTTCTTATTCATTTTGATTTCAATAGGTACTTCTTGCTTTGGTGGAACAACAACTGTCATATACATATCAACAACAGAATTATCATAACCACCACCATCATCTGGCTTAAGTTTGTGTGTCTTTTTTAAATTTAATTCTTTATCCTTAAGAGCTTTTTCTACTGTAGATCTTACCTTATCTTCGTAATCTAATCCACCTTGACCTATACCTTCAAGGAATAATTTTAATGATTTCATTAGTTCTCCATCCAGTTTTTTACTGCAGGATTCTTAGGTAGTTGTTTAGCCCACATCATTAGTTTAGTATACACCTTTGATGATTGAGCTCCTGATACCTCATAGTTAGAGTTATCAATAATAAACAGTCTAGGTCCAAATATCTTTTTAAATGTCTTTAAGTTAGACTGTACTTGTTTCCACATCTTAGTTACTGCTGCAGGTTTAAGACTTCTTTCTCTATTTTCGTTTCTTTCTAATGCAGTTTCAAGATCAGTGTTAACAAATACCATAGCACATTCATAACCTAATAGCTCTAAGTTTTTAACTTTTTTTCCAATCTTAGTTGAATCTTTACCGGTACCATCAATAACCATACCAAGTCTGCCTTCGATAGCATGGCCATGTTTACTCATTGTAGTTTTCTTTGATAATCCTCTTACGATATTACGAGGATATTCTTCATTATCCGGCATCTTTAAAGATAAAAGAGACTTTTTCAAGCCAACTTCAAATGCTTTATCTGAATTAATTTCAGTGAAACCCATTGATCGTAAACCTAGAGTCG